CCGGATTTCGCTGTCTTCCATCGACAATTGTTGTTGCCGACAGAGGTCCCACCAATCTGAGCTCGTCCCCGACGATAGCGTTGATCTCGACGTTCGCGGGGTGTCCATAGGACATCCCGTTGAAGAGATCGACATAGGACTTGGCATCTCGAAATCTAGTTCGAGTGGACTCAAGTTCTGGTCCAGTGCATCCCAGCAGCTTGGAGACAAGCTGTTCAGTCTCATAAGCGTCTGTGGGCGCCTGGAATTGTTGTTTACGGTCATATTGTGCGAACCAATTGACATCCTGGGAGTATGAATACAACAGGCCGTCAACGACCACTGTAGGAGTGATGCGAATAACGGCCCGAGCCCAGTCTGCCAATACAGGTGTCTCAGGGTCAGTTAGTAGATAACCTTGAGCTTTGCGCACGCAGACCTGTCCTATGTCAACTTCTGGTCCTGCGGTAGTGAGGTGTAGTTTCTGTAGTTGGCGGGTGGGTTCAGTAATAGACCCATATCCACCAACCCAACATTCAGTAAAGAGCCTGCTCAGAAAAGGCACGGGCTCCCCCATTGAGACTCTCTCCGCTTTCAATTTCAGGCCCATGGTGGACGCCACTGCAATATATTTGTTGCAGGGCACACCACATGTGAGGCCGTCATCACCCCCATAGACTCCGAGACCATTCCAGGCCATCTCCAAATGACTTTCAGTTGGATGTGTTCCGCCATGGATCTCGGCTAATGCTATAAAGCCTATGAGAGCATTGTCGAACGTGTTGAATAGAGAGGTTTCGGGACTGCCCGAAAGTCTACCCCACACTGTTCGATAGCAAACATCGTTGTTAGTATAGCCAACGGTGTTGTACTGGGAGAGGAAGAGGGCTTTCACCCTCAAGTGGTCTTCTGGAGGAAAAGCTGCGAGCAGCAACTCGAGCTCAACTTGTACAAGGAACTCTGAGTGTGTGCCGTCAAACTTTGTGTAGTCGGTGGGCACCACGGATTTCTGTCCGTGGACCACGTCGACCACCCGTTGCGTGATCTCCAATGGGTTTTTGGAGAACGCATACCATGGCTGTTCATAGAAAGCTTCAGCAAGAGCATAGATATATGCACTGTACTCAGCTTTAACATCACCACTTAGGGTGGAGATGTTTCTCGGCCATGTAACCTTTCCGTAGGCTTCTTTCTTCTGGAATGCGGAGACAACGCACTTGCTATCTCGGATACCCAGGAAATGCTTGACTCGATTGAGAATGCTGCGTTGTGTTGGCCTTCTCTGTCTGGCATAGACTTCATCAATGTCGTAGCGAACGTAACTATTGCGTCGCTGTCCTAGGAGTTTAGTGATGAACCATCTAGCCAGTCCATAATATCGGTGTTCAGGAGGCAGTACTGTTCTGTTGTGTAGTGCCTCGATTCTCCCTTGAATGCAGGACAGGTCATTGTCTCTACACATCATAGGTGATACACCGCCTTGGAAAATCGGTTTTGAGCCCGGTAGCTCATCAAGCAGTGACCTCATGCTGGGTTTGGGATTGTCCAGCATAGAGGTATTCGCATGCACAGCTCTATAGTTGTAGTCCGGTAATGAAGCTGTGGCCACTCTTTGTTCCTTGCACGCTCCTGACTCAATGAACTCCACTAGTATGGGAGTATCGACTGTTGGGTCGATAGTTGAAGCCAAGTATGGGCGTGTTTTACCACCGTCTTTCTCGATGTTAGGGTAGGAGGTCAGAACTAGCTGTATGCTAGCTGCAGGTGCCTCTTTTCCCACTCGCATCTTGAAGCTAATGGCATTAAACAAGGCGACTGGCACGGTAGCGGCTCGTGTCAGTCCAGTTTTAGAAACGGAGATGTACTCAGTGGTCATCTTCCGCTCCGTCTTTATAAATCGTCTTACGGCGAATCCCTTATCGACATTCGACACTCGTGAGAACCTTGGGCCGGGTAATGTCCAGCCTAATGGTCCTGGGACGAAACGTCTCGGGAACAAACCTACGATTTTGCGGTTTTCATCTTCGCCTGATGGTATCTGCTCGATAGAATAAACTGCCGAGCCCCAAAAGCCATCTGAAACTACGAAATCGTGTTCGTAGTCCCAGAGTTTGTGCGAGTAGGTGCTGCCGCCGGTGATCACGGTAGTGACAGAGGAGTCACTATTCGTCCAGAACACACAGTCGGCGCCCTCCCCAGCTGGTCTAGTGGGAGCGAAGGTATACATGACTATTGGGCGCATGGTCTGCATCAGACTGTCCAGATCGTCGAGGTAGTAGTCGACGTCTATCAGTTTGATGAGACTGTTCTTAGGCATTGCGTCCAAGCTGACGGATTGTGCCAGGTCTTTTGCCATATAGTACAATTTTGTACCTAGAAGTCCAGCGCGTTTATCCCGCTCTGACATGGAGATGCTGTACGGCACTAAGCCTGATCCATAAGCCAAGAAATTGATGGCATTGTCAGCTGCAGCCCTAAGGCTCGCTGATGTAGGATGGCTATGCCTGTTAGCATAAGCAGTCGGGCGGTTAATACTCAAATCACGGAAATTGGCGCGTAAGTCACTGCTAGGATAGCTAGAGACAGCGTCAATCAGGAGTGAATATGAGTATGCACACTGGATCTTGTACCAGGTGGTTTTCCTCAAGGCAGCGAATGTTAGGCCTGAGGCTATTACCACACCGGATATGACCAGTTCCTTTTCGGTTGGCAACCGGGTATGAGAGTAACACTCTTTCAATAGCAGCAACGGATAGAAGCGCATTCCTAGTTAGCAAACACTGAAATAACAGGAGA